ACAGCTCAACCGTGGTAAACCCAAACCAAGCCGCGACCAAGGCCGTAGGCTCACTTCCCACTCGGAGAAACACAAACAAAACGGCCCCGGCAAATACCGCGTTGAGCAGCACCACCAGGGCCACGATCCACTTGGAATATCTCATGTAATCACCTCGCTACATGACATAGCTAATCAGCGCCAGTAGCAGACCAATACCGCCTACTATGTACCCCCACATATCCTTACTGCCTTTGGACTGACCATAAATCTCATCTAATCGTTTCTCGCAGCCGTCCAGCCTGCCGCGCAGTCCGTTATAATCGCGGATCATAGTCTGGGTCTTGGCCATCTCCGCATTGGTGGCCTCCAGTCGTTTAGACAAGTCTACCATCATCTCATATAAATCTTTGTTTGAGTACCACTCCTTTGCCTCGGTCAACTACATCACCTCTCCCCATAAGAATAGCCGCCCCCTATTCGAGCGGCTCCGGTGTTAATCCTGCCAATTCAGCCTCCATCTCAACCCTCTTTTGCTCCAATAAGTCCCGCCTGTCCATGTGCCTCGTCTTTTGTGCTACCAACCCGGTAATATTCCTGTCGCTATTCTCAATCTGCCGGGTTAAAATCTCAATCTGCCCATCCAGTTTCTTAATTTCCTGCTCCAAAAACTCCCTATCCATCAATCCAACACCTCCATAAATCTAATCAAAGCGTAGTCCTTCCGAGTAGCCGACAATGACCAAGTAAACTCTGCACCCGTCGAGGTGCCACCTTTACGCTCTTTGATAATAAAATAACCATCACCAATTTCTGATACATATAAGTCAACATCAGCGTAAGGCGTAAGCTGAATATACCACCTACTATCCGGCGTATGCGGTTCAATGCACTCCATGAAGATAGGGTCAATATCAATTCTGCATTCACCGTTTACCAGCGTACCCATACCTTCGTCGATGTATCGCACCTCGGGTGATTCCCTAGCGGAAATGCCTAATTTGCCGTATATGGTATCTTCAATGCAATTCTTCACGCCACCAGTAACATTAATGCCATACATACAATCAACACCGGTTTGCCCGACAATAAAAATTTTTCCGCTAACGTTCGTAAGCGCTAAATCCCTGTCGTTGGCTCCGCCAAGACGCCCACAATCTAAACCTTCCGCATTAAAAATATCTATTAGTCCATGTTCTGCGGTTGTGTCTATTCTTAGGAGTTGCTTCCCGTCCTTCACTACTTGTAAGATGCTCGGGGGTATCAGTTGTATATAGGTAGTCGCATCCTCTGCGCCGGAACGAATAATTGATGAATATATTTCCCCATCAATAATCTTAATGCCGTACTTCCTAATCTGGTCTTTAATCCAACTACCGACTAGCACCCTCAAAGCATCACTAGAGTCATAGACTTTCAGCCCATCCGTCTCTGCCCTCATATACCCCGGCCACTGTTTCATGTCCTCGCTCGTGTAGAACGGCACTCCCGTCTTATGCCAACCCGTGCGAATATTGACCTCTCTGTATACCTTATCAATTCGCAACTCGTCTATCAGCGTGTTGATAGCATTGTTTCCGTTCCGGTCAGTGCCGATAAAGAGGTAATTGCCAAGCGCTGTAGGTAGCCCCGGATTCTCGATGTAGCATGCTTCGGAGTCGTTTACTACCAGCGACAAGCGGTCAGACTTCCAAGCTAAGGAGATTGAGTCCCAGCCTGTTAGGGTAGATTTATCTGGGCCGTAAACGGCAGTACCTGCGCTTTCTAGGATAGAAAATGATAAGTCATGTAGTTGTGGTGTTTTGCTAGTATCGGTTGTAGATAGCGTTTGCCTGATTTTTAATCTTGCATTGGATAGGTCGGTTCCCGCTGTGATACCTGGAATACTGCCGCCACTGGTGGGTTCCTGCCATGCTCCATAGGTGCTGCCACCATTGGTCGATAGTGCAGTTTCGACCTTAACGGCGGTTCCTGTCGGCGTAGTTTTTGACCATTCAATTTTAGTACCGCCTGCTGGATTTGCACCTGATAGGTCTATTGTTTTCTCACGGGTGCCAGAGGGCTTATAAGGGCCAATTATATTGATGTCATTTACTTTCATTGTAGTAACAGGAGGATAAGTACTGTATTGCTGAAAGGTTAATTTAATTTGCGTAACTTCTGTAGTAGTCCCTCCTGTTAATGTACCTAATAAGGTGTCACCTGCGTAAAAAGTCCATGTACTCCCTTTGCGAACTAATTTGAGAGTGCCAGAATAATTATTATATGTCGTGTTACCGGAGCCAGTATTAAAAATATCGGCACTCCCTGCCCCAGCCCTTAATATTGTATGTAATTCTCCAGCCCAATTGTCCCGCATTTGGATAAAAGCTATTTCATTACCAGATGAATCAAGTAAACTTATTAGTAGCACTCCTATAGCCCCTGTAATATTATTCAGCCAAGTAACGTCAAAAATGCAAGTTATGTCGCCCATACTAGCCCCAAGAGTTTTTGTAAGCGTTGGGCCGTGAAAACTACTTCCAGAACCATAGTTAGCAGCATAAAACGAATTTCCATCACTTGCTGCCATTCCTTCGCCACCCATTGTCCACCCTGTTACAGAAGAGCAGTTATCAGAAAATACATCTTTTTTTAATTCCAAATCCCCCGCACTTGTGGCCACTACATCTGTAAGAGTACCAGACTGAAAATCGGCTTGAGAAGTCTCAGTATAGCTTCTCGACACCTTATCTGAATCAGTAATATACAATTTTCCATCATTAGCTATTCCTGCTTTTATGCCTTGTGAATTATCGGACTTCGGTAAATCCACCAACACCGAACCATTACCCGATTCTGCAAGGTTTTTAGCTCTAAAATTAATTGTGCTCTGATTCGGAGACAGCCCCGTTGTTGGGGCTTTGAGTACGCCGAGACGAGTTGAATATATTTGCCATTCCGAAAGTTCATAATAAGCACCTGACACAACCGCACTAACAGTCATGCGAACATATCGTCCTTTTATCGCTGTAAAAGCGTGCTCTACCCAAGTGCTATAAGTGGCATTTCCTGTTTTCGCGATAACTACAACTTCTTCGCCTGCAAATGCTCCTGTTTTCGAAATAGCAATAGTATAATCTTTGGGTAAATTTGCTGTGTTTCTATTGTTTATCCATCTAACTTTGTTGATACTGAACACGCCACCTAAGTCTATTTGATGCCATTGCGGGAATGCTGCCCCACTTGCACTAGCAAAAGCCGTACCTGCTCCGAAAACAATACTACCGTCTACCAAGTTATCAGGGCTGTAGGCAGAGCTATACATACTTGATGCTGACATACCGCTTTCTTTGCCTGTTGACACATCACCGTCAAAAGGAGTGGTCACTTCAACCGCTTGCCCAAAACAACCCGCATCAAAATTAGCATCCCCTATAGCCGCCACGCCCTTGTGACTGTTCAAGCTCCCATCAAAGTGCCAAAGGCCCAAGCAGTCAGAGTCTACGCCCATAGTTGCGGAGGCTGAAGGGTCAATCAACGTAGGGTCGTAGCCGGGGGCGAAGGTGGTTTCGGGGCCAATCTGCACCAGCCCAGCGTCAATTATTCCTGCCGTGATAAGGTCAGCGGTGAACCCCGAACCATCACCAAAAGTACGCCAGTTCCAGCCTCCTTGCCCATCCTTCTGGTTAGCAATTGCAAAGATTCCCCCACCCAGTTTCATGGCTTTTGTGGCTTGGTCATAGGTTGGGGCATCAAGGATTAGTATGCCATCCTCTCCCGTCTGAAAGACAAAGGACTGAGTATTCTCTATGGCGTTCTGCAGGACTGATATTTTCCCATCTAGCCACTTGGTGTTGAAAGGCCGGTTCGCCATCTCATTAACTCGCCGGGCAGTATTGATTGTTGCCTCAACGATGGTCGGCGCGAAGCTCCCCAACACTACTTTAGTGTTCGCCGGGTCAAGCGGGTCTCTTTCGATGTCAATTACCCGGGCCGATACTACCAGTTCCGGGGTAAATTCCCGGTCAATTACTCGAACAAGGTCACCTTTACGTACCTTCTCGTGCTCATATCCGGTCAGCTGCTCCAGGCTAACTACATCAAGGCGATATGTGACCCGCGGTACCTTCCGCCGGGCCAGTTCATCTCTGGTCTTCTGCAGTAATACCTCCGGGTCGGTCTCTTCCTCATCAACAAAAACATCAAATCTATGTCTGCCGTTCCTACCCCATCGGGATAGAGCATCATCGTCACCAATCCATTCCTGACCGGCTGGCTTGTCCACGGCCACGACATTGGCAAAGGTCAACCTGCGGCCATAACTGCCAGAGTCAAGCTCGATGCCTTTGCCTCTGCCATAAAGAGCAGTCACGACCCCGGAGGAATCCACTTCGCGCTCAATACTCAGGATGTCCTTGCTATAGACAAACTGTTTGCCAGTATCAGTGCCACGCTGGGCTAAGAGATCAACGTATCGGGTGATTACGCCTCCCTGGATTACGCATCTCCAATTAAGTTCGCCATGCCAGGCATTGGCTACGTTCTGCACAGCTGAGAGGACAGACTCATAGTAAGCAGATGTTGAGGATGCGCCCAGGTCGTCAACGATACCCACCTGCCACCGGGTGCCTTCCAGCATCCCGGCTAGGGCAGCAGTAGCATCAGCTGAGGGTCGCTTGTCGGTGACGATATCATCTAAAAGCTCATAGAAGATGTGCTCACAATAAGCTGTCCTAGTCATGCCATCGCCGTGAACATCTACCAAGCGTTTGATCTCAAATACCTGCCAGTAGCTATCAAGGTCACGGAAGGCTACCAAGTTCCCCTCGACTACATATTCATTGCCTACAGGAATGGTAAACTGGAAAGTATTCTCGCCATTCAATACATCCCGGTGGATGGCATCAAAAAAGCTGCCCTCGGGAAGCGTTGTTATCAATTTTTCAGTTGAATCAAAGATGTATAACATTACAGCCACCTCGGTGTATATTTTACCTTCGCGGTGCATCTCCCGGTCGGGGAGATGCTTAGAGTGTTATTGCCAACTGCAAGCTCAAAGAATACGCTGTTCTGCCAATCCAGTTTGTCCATGGCCCTGGTGCCGTTTATCAGGACTGCACCGGTACCGGTATCAATCTTAAGAGTATCGTTAACCTCAAAATCATGTACCACCCGGACATATTCGGTACCCAGGGTAACTTTGAATTCACTGGCAACATCCGTGAATGTCGCCTCAATTATCGGTAGGGCTGAAAATGTCCCTGCGTTGGTCACGGTCGCGGAATCACTGATAAAGCTGGCAGTAACCTGCTCACCGTAGGCCAGCGGCTCACATATAAAGGATAGGCCGAATTGCCCCATCCTCCCAATATGGTCGAAGTCCACCGCTGATGCTAGTTTGGCTTTATATGTCTTTCCCGTTTCATCGTCGAAGCTAAGGCTGGCTCTATCTGTGGTGTTTAGCCAGGCGGCTATGTCCCTTGCCTTTGTTCGTATGTCAGCCAGGCTTGAACCAACAAAGGCGCAATCTAGTTCAATGCGTCTGTCTGCCAGCTCCCCGGGAAACAATATGCTCCCGTTCCTGCCCGGTACCTGCACGTAACGGTCGTTGGGTTCGGGGAGGAGTTGACGGTTTTTGGAGCGCATGACTACGCCATGAGTTGAACAGTGAACCCCGTTAAAAGTAAAACCTATCATCTCAATCCCCTCCCTCTGGCGTTAGTCTGTTGCAGGTTATAAAGTTCCCTGGCTACCAGCTTAATGTCGTTGTCATTTCTGACATAAAAAGTATTACCCGTTATCAGTACACCCTCCGAGGTTGCTACATGACTGCCTCCCATCGCCTGCCGGAGCGCATCCGCTATCAGCCCCGGCATCTTGTCCAAAGGAATGACTACCTCGGTGCCAGCCTCACCTACGCCGATTATTGAGGGTCGGTCAAAGATGCCACCCGACTTGTACCAGTTCAGATCGAAGTCGGGATAAGGGATTCTGATGTCTCCGACTGATTTATATTTAGTAGATACCGATATGTGCGGAAGTTTCGGCTTTGGTATCTCTATCCGCATATTAGCAAAGGCGTTTTTAATCGTGGTTATGATGTTCATGATGGTATTCTTTGCCGACTCTATCGGGCTAGTGATTGCGGTTTTGATATTATTCCAGACCTCACTGGTTTTAGCTTTTATGCTATCCCAATTTTCTGCGATTTTCCTACCCAGTAACACGGCCCATCCTGCAGGGCCTACAGCTATCAATAGGATTTCGTCTCCCCATTTTTTGAAGAAATCTTTGATGTTGTTCCAGGTATTGACCAGCCACGTTTTCACGTCCTCAAAAATGCGCTTCACATTATCCGAAAATTCCTTGAGCAACGCTTTTGACTTCTCCCCGTTCTCCTTCCACTGTTTATACAGCAGGACAATAGCTGCTACAAGCAACCCGATGGCTGCCACTACAAGCCCTATCGGGCCAGTCATAACAGTAAAAGCTGCGGCAAGGCCGGGTGCGGCTATAACGATCGCCCCTATTCCCTGCAACAATGGTCCCATCAATGCTAGCAAAGCGGCAAAGGCAACGATGGCCACCTGTAACCCCTGGGGCATGTTCGCAAAGCTATCAGCCATTTTCTGTAACGGTGGCACAGCCTTTTCTATCAATGGCACTAGTTTATTTAGTGCGTCAAACAGGGTCGTCGCTATCGGTTCAGCAGCAACCATTACTTGGTTCTTTAGCTTCGCTAGCCCTTCTGCCCAATCGTCCGTCTCATCTGCTACGCCGTTGATGGTTTCCTTGGAGTTCATTAGCTCCTGGACCAGTGCCTCATACTCCAGTTTGCCCTCTCGTATCGCACTGGCCATAAGCGGGCCTGCCTTGCTGCCGAATATCTCTATGGCTAACTCTGTGGCCTTTATGTCAGAGGGTGCGCCCTTGATCTCGTCAAATAGCACCTGTAATGCTTCGTTGGCGTCAGACACGCCATCTTTTGCCATGGTCACCAGGGCTTTATTCAGGCCCACCATCGCCTGCTCAACTTCTACCCCTGCCTTGTCAAAGAATCCCATCAAAGCGGCAGAGTCATAGAAGTCAAAGCCCATCTGTTTGAGTGCTGGGGAGAATTTGACCAGGTTCTGCTCAAGCCGGTCTATGCTTATGCCGGTGGATTGCGCCACCTTGAAAACATAGTCTAAAGCGTCTCCATAGTTCTCCGTCGGAACCTGGAACGCCTGGAAGGCTTGGCTGGTTTCTTCGATGATTTTGCCTAAGTCTCCCTCGGTAATCCGGGCGAGGTTCAAGGTCTGGACAGACAGATCTTGTAGCGCCTGTCCTGATATCCCCAACCTGGTGTTATAGTCAGCTATGGCGGTGGATACTTCATCGAAGCTGGACGGGACCTGCGTTGCAACCTTGCGGAAGTCGTCGTTAAGTTCTTCAAGCGCTTTACCTGTCGCGCCCGTGCCGATTCGTATGTTGTCAAAGGCATCATCGAAGGTCTTTCCTACCGCAACCATGCCGGCTCCGGCGGCTGCCAAGGGCACCGTGACATATTTGGTCATAGTTTCCCCGGCAGACTTCATTTTCTGTCCGGCATCCTGGAGTTTTTCACCCAGCGACTTGGAGGCCGTGGCAGTATCTTTGAGTTGTTTCTCAAAGCCTTGTAATTCCTGCTCGGCCTTTGCTACTTCACGCTGAAAGGCCCGGTATTGTTCCTCGCTTATTTCGCCTTTAGTAAACTGTTCGTTTACTTGCGCCTGGGCTACTTTGAGCCGGTCTAATTTCTCCTTGGAGTTCTCAACTGCTTCTGCGAGGAGCTTTTGCTTTTGGGCAATTAAATCAGCGTTGCCCGGATCCATTTTGAGAAGTTTCGAGACTTGTTTCAATTCTGATTGAAGACTCTTGGACTTTTTGTTTACATCCTCAAGAGATTTATTGAGAGGTTGGGTATTACCGCCAATCTCGATTGTAATTCCTTTTATTTTACCTGCCATATACTCACCACCTTAAAACGCATCAAAATCGGCCTGTGTGGCCTGTCTTACTTCGGTCTCTTCATCGTTGCCGGTATATATCTGCACAAATTTGAGTAAATCTCGTACCCGAAATAGGTTCATTTCCTCAAATGTTAGTCCGGTTTTCTTGCCCATTGCCAGTAGTTCCAAGTCCATTCTGTCTGGCTCGGTGTCAGACGGTTCTCCGTTACTTTCGGCCTCCACGAAAAAAGCCGTCGGTGGCCTCCTCGATCACCGCAGTCATGATGTCGTTGTCTGCGAAGTCGAAGGACTCCATGTCTGCTAGCCAGGCTTCAAAGCTGGGAAATCCTTCTGGCTTGTCAGCTTTGTTCATTGCCCAAATCAGTTGTAGCATCTTGATAGAGTCAAACTGGCTAGGATCGTTGGCCATCTCCTGCATAGAGATAAGATCGCCAATCAGATCAGTCTTAAATTCCTGGCGATAGTAGAGTAGGGCCAGGGGCGTTGCCCTGACCCTTATGGTCTTTTCGCCTATCGTAATTTCACGCATAGTTACCCTCCTATGCCGTTGCCTTTACAACCAATGTGTAGGTCACGCTGTTACCCTTGGTAAACTCAACAACTATTGGATAAGTGCCGTCATCTTGGGCTGTTATAAATGTTTCATCAATTGTCACTATCAAGCCATTAACCGTCAAACTAGCTCCAGGCACCGGCAGTCCACCAAATAGCACATTCTTGACTGTAGGTGCAGGGGTGCCATCGGAGGTAGTTGTAAGCACAACGGGGGCGGCGGATGCTTTAACAAAGTCAGCAGGATCAGCACCCTTGGTATTGACTACAGCGCCCTTTAAGTAGACCCCACCAAAGAAGTTGATATATGAAGGGTCTGAACTGGCCGGCAGGCTGGCCTTGACATGGTATGTGTCCGTCGCCGGGGACGCAACAATATTCAGCGTCTCGGTCTGTGGCTCTATGTTCTTGGTTTTCGTGCTACCAGCAACATCGGGCCGGGCGGCATTCACTTTGTATAAAACGTGCCGGGTGGCTTTAACGTCGCCGTTAAATTCAAATAACAAGGCAAAGTTCTTCGGTGTTGCGCTGGAGTTCTCAATATAGGCACCGTTGGCATCCAGTTCTTCCAGCATTACGTCTTCCCTGAAACTGTCGGGAATCCTCGCTATTTCCAGCGTGCCCTCGTATCCCTGGTTGGTGTTGGTGCCGAAATACAGCAAGTCATCTGCGTAGAACTCAACTTTTTCGCCCGCTGGCGACAAGCTGATATTCACTGCGCCGGGAATTGGTTTCGGTGTTGCGTAGTGTACGACCCCGCCAGCCTCGGTTATAACGGCATAGTGTACGTTCTTGAGCCCGTACTTAATTTTATTGCTCATCATCAATCCTCCTTAAATCTCATAAAGGACCTGGTAGAGATCCTCACTGTCAATATAGGTTTCGGTTTTGTCCCAAAATATGTCGTTCGCATCAAAAAGACCCTCGATCAGGGCTTCTGACGTTGGGTCTTTGGTTTTAGTGTAAAGCTCCACCTGGAAGTTCTTCGCGGCGGCATAAACTTTATTGTCGGCGCCGAAGTTGGTGTTATAGCTGAACAGGTAAACCATATAGGGCGGGCTCGGCGGCGAAGTGAAGTGGTGATACGCCACCGGCAGGTTGGTCGTTTTTAACAGTGCAAACAGTGTCGCCTCATCCACTCTTGATCGCCTCCTCTACCTCACGGGTAAATTCCCGGATCACTTCCTCTTCAGCTGGCCGGACGTGAGGTATCCCCTCTACTCTGCCCCCGCCTACTTTTGCATGGCCATGTTCCAAAAGATGAACCAATCGATAGTATGGCGCCTTGGCATGAATAATTCGTTTATGAGGCTGACCTACTTCTGGCTCGGTTTTCATCGTCCAACTCTTGGCATACTTGCCGTATCGTTTCGGTGATGTTTGTTTGAGCCGCTTGACTGCCGCCTTGCCGACCTTATCACTGCTGACGTTGACCTTCTCAACCACATCCTGCGAGTATTCAGCCAAGCCCTTGGCGATCTCGGCCGCCAGTTGGTCAATGTTGACATTCGCCATGTTACCACCCCACAAACACAGCGAGCAGGGCGGCCTCATACGCTGCCTTGTCGCCTGGCGGCATAATCACGTTGGGATCGTCCAGGATAGTCTCCACCAAGTCCTTGAGATCCTGCACCAGTTTGTGATCAACCAACTTTGCGCTGCCGGTTTCGTCAGCTATGATCCGCTCACAGGTCAGTCGGGTTTTGTCGCCCCGCTTCTCAGTGCGGATCACGTTGTAGCCTTTTCCGTCATGCTCCAGCTTCGGCTCGTCCTGGTATTCATAGGAGTAGATTTCAAACTGTTTCTCAGGCTTTAGGTCGGCCACGGCGGCGTTATAAAACTCGCTTTGGCTGACATAGTATTCGTTAGCATAGACTGTGCGCTCGGTAGTCGAAGCGATCTGGTTGCCTATAGCATCTTCGGTGATAATGACGTTGATTAGTTTGATTATCTGATTATGTCTCATGGGCTCACCACCGCCGCCTCAGTATAGTCAACCGACAATGACAAGTGCATCTTTAACATCAAGTAAGCCTGTAAAAACCTCTCAGCATCGGGGTTGTCATAGCCATAGTGGGCTTTACAATAGGTCGTTATGGCCCTCTTAATAAGTGGGTCTGTGTCTATTGCTTTGTCTGCTGCTACTCCAGCCAGTTTAAGGTCATCAATTGCTGCGCTGATCAGGTCATTTATTTCTCCATCAAAATCAGTTGTGGTTGCGGCTATCCGCAGAGCCACCTTTACATCGTCCAGGATAGCCAATTATGCCACCCCCTTATTTTTTTGCCTTGGTCGATTTTTTGACAGGCTTGATTACTGCCTCGCGGATTTCCGGTTCCACTATCACGGCTGTCTGTATCGGCTGTTCATACCTACCGCCAATCAGTCCCATGCGCCGAAGTTTGGCGGCGCGCCAGTCATCAAGTTCGATGGAGCTACCGACAGCCTTAAACCCGGTTAGGCCATCATTGAAGGCTTTAATTACGATATATTTCATAGGCTACCTCCCTAAAAAGTTAACAGGGCATCGGACCTTATCCAGTTCGCATCATTAATCGTATTATCAGCGGTACAAAGATAGATTCTGCTTGCGTCCATTACGATTTCGCCTTCATAGCCCGGCGTTCCGTCCTGCCCACCAACAAAGTCTTGACTTGCTTCTGCCGCTACCAGTGGGTCGTTGCCTGTCCCAGATGCCACAGCTGTTACTTCAGTCAATGAATCAATAGCAGCGGCTACCAAACTAGCAGTATTCTTTGTAGGTTCTAAGGCGGCGGCTGTTTTGCCTAGTGTGACCGTTATCACTCCTGCGGCAATGTCGGCGGTCATAGCGCAATCATCTGCCCCAGCATCGCTGACTATTATAGCTAAGTCATTCCCCGCAGCCCCTTTTACGGCAGCAGTCACAGTGACTTCGCCATCCTGCCCCGCACCTATGGTCTGGCTTGCGGCTTTGGCGTTAGTTGGAGCAGCAGCCTTTCGCACACGCTCAGCCTTAGTAGCGCTGTCGGCGGCTGTTGCTCTTGTGGCTGTATCGGCGTTCCCGGTTACGTTTCCAATAATATCTACAGGTAATACGGTTATCCCTCCCGGTGGTATCCTCAGCAATACGCGTCCGGTCTGCCGGTTATATATTTCCAGACTTTCATTTTCCCATCTCAGCTGAACCTGTTCATTGTCGTAATCGTCAAGCAGAGATGCAAGCCCCTGCCGGATTAGTTTAGCTCCAATTTGCTCATTAGCCTTAAATCTATCACCGGCAACATGGGCTCCGAATGTTTTTAATGCCAAATATGTGTTCGTTGTTCTCACCTCCTGAGATTAAATATGGGGGCCGTAGCCCCCATTGAACTTAAGCTTCGCAGTCGTATTTCTCAGCTGCTACCTGTTGTCCAGGTGAATAACGAGGGTCAAAGATTGCAGTGGTACTGCAAGTAATCGCTGCACTGGTAGTAACCAAACAGCCTATGTGGTCAAATCCACCAGCAATATCCAAATTAGAGGCGTCAACCTCAACAATTGCCTCGAGCGCGGTAGCAATCGGCGTGAACACGGCGGACTCATCACTAATTGTGATTGTGGTTTCGCCGGGTTCGTCAACGGTCAGGTCGATGCTATTTCCTGCACCATCGGCAGCAGTCACGCCAGGAACCCCATAGGTAGCATCGTTGATACAGGATATCAATGCGGTGCAGTCTGCTGCATCATTGCCACTGGCAATGAACTCACGCTTAGTAGCATCAGTGGCGGCTGCTCCGGTAAAAGTAAGTCCATTAATAGTAATCACGCTGCCAGCCGCCGCATCAGCCAGAGTCACGTTGGCGGCAATGACTTTAACTGGTACAGTTGCGGTGGCCGCATTATTGGTTATAACTTTGGCCCCGTTTCCAGCCGAGTCAGTGGCCTGCATGGTCTGGAGTGTCATAGTCACAGCATCAGCAATAGACGCGGCAACCCCGATAACATGGAAAGCCACACGATAGAACCCTGCCATAGAAAAAAATTTATGGGTAGTGCTGGCCCCGCTCACGCTGACAGGCACCATAGCATTAGCAATTTTAACTTTTTCAGCAACTAATTTCATTTTGTTAATCCTCCCTTCCCTTAATCCAAGACCACAAATGGGCTTACAGTGGAAACGCCATCGCGGGCAAGCAACGGAGTGCTTAGCCAGGGCTGACCGTCAACATTCCAGAAAGCCTTTATGATAGTCCTGTTCTGGGTAAACAGCGGATGTTCGGACATTGAAATACTGATACCGGATCCATCCTTGATCAAGTAGTAGTTGAGGTCAACCAGAATCAAGTCACCTTCTGCTCCCAGGATTGGGGACTGGTCGTTGAGTAAGAACGGAATACCTAACAGGGTGCCTGGTGCGCCTTCGCGGGCATTGGGTTGCCATACCAGATTCTGCCCAGCATCAACCATCGTCATTAACTGTGGCAAGCAGGTCTGAGAACCAATCCATGCCAATCGCCCCCCGAATTTAGCACGGGCAAACATATTGACAACATCGGTATAAGCTATCTGGTTAGCACCGGCGCGGGCTACCTGGATGGCGGCAGGATGGCCGATAATGCCTAAAGGCTGACCTGCACCGTTACCGGATAGGAAAGCATCTTCTTCAGCGGCAATTATAGCCTTGCGAAGTAGACTAGATACTAAAGCGCCAGCAGCCGCACTGTTGCGGAGCAGTTTGTCGGTTACCACTACATGGGCGGCCACTTCGTTTGGTTCCAATTTTATTTCACGGAAAGCAGGTTCGGTTTCGGGTTTCTGCGCTCCTTCAGCTATCCATGTTACCTGAACGCCAGCGTAAACGCCGTTGGCACCGCCTTGGTCGAGTGCCGGGATGGTAATAGCTGCATCTGGAGGATCCCCAGCAGGGATGACTTGAGCTCTAGGACGGAATATAGCTGCCTGATCATCAACCATTTTAATTTGGTTGGAGAACTGCTCGGGAACTATAAATCCACCATTCGCACCAAATCCCATATTCATAAAGCGTTTCTGGGTCTTATCGCTCATTTCTTTGGCCCGTAAAGCCTGGTCATGGGGATTGTATTTCACGGTCTGCAAAAACTCCCCAAAGTCACGGAACTCCTGTTCCTGTGAGGGGTCGGGAGTCGGGTCAGCTTTCCTCGGCTGAATGTTTATGGATTCAAACATACTGCGCCGTTTTTCAATCTGGGCCTTTTCGTCGCCTAAGTCGCGGAGTTCGGTTTCTAAAGCATCTAAATCAATATCGGTTGCATCACTTTCTAAGATACTGCGGATTTCAAGCATCCGGGCTTCAATTTCATCTATTCTTTTCAATCTTTTCAACCTCCTTAATATGTTAGGGTCTTTAACAACAGGGCTCTTTTCCTCGCGTTGAAGCTCTCCAGCTCCTGTGCCCTCTCCAGGGCTGCCATCCTCTCCCTCTCCAGATCAAGGACTTTTCGCGCGGATATTGAAGTAGCGTCATAGGCCGGTTGGTCTACGGCAGCCACGTCAAATACTTTATCAATCTTGCGGACGTGCCATGTCCGGGTCTCCTTGTCGAAGGACTCCTCGCGGATAGTAAAAGCGAAAGACATTTTGTCAACGGCACCGGCTTTGATAAGAGTGTAAAGGTCCCTCGCCTGCTGGATGTCAAACAGCTTTGCTCTTACAAGCAGGCCATCAGCATCCTTAGTTAACTCCAGGCTGCCGCCCCGGGTGCGGGCCATAACGAACAGGTTGTCGTTATGGTTATAGCGAAAAACGACGTCCCGCATGTCGGCCTCATCCAGCGCCTCCGGCTCGATTACCTCATGATACTCATTGCCATTCATCTTAAAAAGGACCGTTGGTTGGTTGAATACTACCGCCCGGCCCTCGACTATCATCTGGTTTTCTTCGGTTATAATCGGACTAAGGTCTGCAAACCGCAGTTCCTTTCCTTCTCTCTTAGGTATCTGGATCGTCAACTGGATCCTCCTCCTCTCCTAATTGGTATTGACCAGCCTTGTCTGCGTCAACTACGTTTAGCGTCTGGATGCGTTTGTCGCCTCCCTCAACCGGGGCCAGATTGAATATTTCCCTGCCCTCGTTGATGGTGAACAGTCCCAGGGGCGCCAGGTCTTTTAGCATCTGCACCTTAGTCTTAGTCGAAACATACTGCAGCCGGTTAGCTTCAAATATGATTTCATGGCCGCGGGTGCGCTCATTTGCTGTGAACAATTTATAAGTAAACTCCAGGCTCAACTGGACGGCCAAGGGTTCCAAGGTTGATTCATAAAATGAGTCCCAATCCTGCTCACTGTAGCCGCCGGTAATGATTTTTTCATTTACGCCATAATACCTATAAATGTTCTCTCGCAATTCCTTCATCTGGGCGGCGTCTACCATTAATGGCTGGCTTTTCAACTCAGTATAGTCGGCTTTACTGTCCAAGGCCGCAACACCGCCATTGTTCTGAACCACAAGATATTCCTCAACGAACCTGTCCCGGTTGGCCTTAATGTCAGATTCTTTAAGGATGCCCTGATACTTGAGTATTCCTCGCAGGCTGGCCGATGTCTTGACCGCCTGGCCCAGCCCCTCGTTGGTAGTGTGTATGGCCTCCAAGGTGTTGTTTATTGATTTATTGCTCTCGCCCAGCAGGTCGTTCTTGTAAAAGTGTCTGCGCAGATGGATGATTTCATCGTAGGGCAATATAATGCTGTCATCCGCGAACCAAAACTTGATGCCTATCTGCCCGTCCTGTAGCTCGATAAACTCAACCTGGCTGGCAACTACCGGCCAGATCGCCTTTAGTTGCTGGCCTTCCCATACTGGATAGGCGTAGGCGTTATTGTCGATCATCAAGGCCGTGACCATTTTATACAAAAAGTCATAAGTCGACATATTGGGGTTCGGCCGCACCTGCAGGACCCGCTCCACCTGCCCCGCTACCGGCTGGATGTCTTTACCTGTCCGCTTGATGTGCTTGGGCTTGAGTTTTGCGGCGTTACGGGCGATGGCATCAACCGCGCCCCGGACAACATCAGCACTGTATGGGTCATTCCCCCAGGTTGTGAATACAGCATTGTAGCCGTTAAGCAGCTTTAGCTGGTTATAAATTGTGTCAGCTCTGGGCTTGCGCCCAAACATCATCTGGAATAAGCTTCTGCGTTCCAATCCATCACCACCCTATCAGTCCTTTATAATCCTCCATGTTGTTCTGGAGTACTGTATATGCAATAAGCAGCGCTACCGCTGGGTCTATGCGCTGGCGCTGATGCTTACCTTTGATGGGCCTTATATTTTCATTCTTATCTACTTCAATAGCCACATTGGTCAGGGCCCACTTCATAAGCGGGTTGTTATCGTAAACAATATCTTTACTACTTAGGTCGGCCCCCAACAGCTTCATGGGGGCGCTTAATGTCTTGGCTCCCATGATTACCGGCAGTAGGTTGTTTTTGTTTTTGTACCCTAACCGGTTCTCCATATCCTCAACCCATGCAGGACTATTCCAAGAGTCATAACCTGTCCAGTAACCGATTATTCCATACTCATCTTTCATTCGCTGGAACCACTCTGTCACATATCGGTAGTCAACTTTGTTGCCTGGGCATAAAGTAATTAATCCCCGCTGTGCCCATTTATCATAAGGTACTTTATCCTCTTTTGATCGTTGTTCAACGGTATCACCCGGCATAAATGCCTGTCCGATTATGTATTTTTTATCACTGCCCGGCTTCATAACGATAATGGCAGCGTAGGTCAGGTCGGTTGTCGCTGAGAGATCAACGCCCCCAACGCCGTAACAGTCGCGCAATTCCTCGATATCAAACGTCTCCTCATTATTCGCCTGCTCAAAGGTCAGCCATTTATCGGCTGTAGTCTCACGGATGTTAAAGTCCTTGGTTAGTACGGTAGGTAAGAAGTTCGGATCATGCTTGGCCCGCTCGACGTTGGCCGCCAACTCCTCATAACTCTTTATGGTACCCAGCCCAGGGTTGGCCTTCTCCCACATCCGGAAGTCTACCCACTCACTACGGTCGTCAAGTTCATAGATAAATGCCAGGAACCGATCATCATTAATCACCCCATCCAGAACCTTGCAGGCGTAATCGTAAATATCGTCAAAGATACACTCTCGGACGAATCCGGCAGTGGTGATCATGTCCAGAAGCGGCTGCTCTCTGGCGGCCATGCTCTGCTTCATAACGTCGTACAGGTTACGGTCTTTAATTGCATGCAATTCATCCATTATGCAGTTATGAGTATTAAGTCCATCAAGACTGTTGGAGTCGCTGGCCAGCGGCTCGAACTTAGAGAACGTAACCGGGAAGTATAAGTCGGTTTTCCTCTTCTTAACATGTTTACTGAGAGCCGGTGACTGACTGACCATATTGACGGCTTCTGAGAATACGATCCGCGCCTGGTCCTTTTTAGTGGCCACCGAATAAACCTCAGACCCGCCTTCCCCATCACCCACTAACATATAATTGCCGGTGGCAGCCTTCTCGGTTGACTTACCATTCTTACGTCCAACACAGGTGAACACTTCACGGCATCGCCGCAGGCCGGTGTCCTTGTGGACGAACCCATAGACTGCTTGGATTTTGGCCTTCTGAAATAACTCCAGCTTTACTGGCTTGCCTATCCATTTGCCTTTAGAGTGCTTACAAAATCTCTCTATAAACTCAATTGGCTGATTGGCCCTTTCAATATCAAACACCCACGGATTACGCGGGTTCTGTAGTTCACTGATTAATTTTTCATACTGTTGGATGGTTCGCTTACAGGCCACTATTTTGCCCGATTGTATCTGCTGCCAGTATTCTTCGATGTAGTTGGTCACGAAGTACCACGCACCCGGTTATGCCTCTTGATGAAATCAATCAGCTCGTCCTTCTCTGGCTCCGGCGTGTTGATGGTGGTCATTCGCATCCGGGCCGCCGGGGTCAACCCCAGATCGGTGGCGTATTTCTTGTAGGTATCGCTGTATTTCTGGGCCACCATAACGAATGGATTGATAACTAGGTTCTTGGCGCCGCTTTTATTCGTGTGGGTACCAACTAAAGTGGTGTCATTTATCTTTAAGGTGGCGGCCATATACTTGGAATAGGCATCACAGCAGATGGCCAGGGCCCCCATGTCCAAGGTGCTTAGTATCCCCATGGCTTTACATTCTTTTATCAGTCGGCGCCACTCTTTCTTTGCTGTCTCATCCAACCAGGCCGGTGGAGTAGTCTTGATCGGTGGCGCTTCGCCCATGACCTTCTCGGCAGCTCCCCGTTTTGTTTTCTCAGCCTTGGTCAAGTGCTTCTTGTTTTTATTTATAGACACAACTTGTCTGGGCATGTGATCACCTCCTCCACTTCGATCTGCCATTCCCACCAGATAAGGTTAGCCCGTGGCTGCACTGGACACGGGTAAGGCCCCACAGCACCCACAGGCGAAAAGTTTCTCTTGGCAAGGGTGTCTATTGCCCCCTGCACTGCTTCATCAAACGTGGCCGCGAATGTGCGCCCCTGAATAAAATATCTACCCACTCAACTCCTCCAGGACGTAAAAAAACCGGCTTACCGCCGGTCATTTATTATTAAGTTTCGTATATACTCGCTCAGGTTTGGTTCACCGTTGGGTTTTATATGTCCTAATTTCGCCGCTTGCTGCTCGGCCTTGGCTTTGATTTTTTCCGGCAGCCTTATAGCTACTAAGGGGCTGGCCATCAAGCCAGCGCCTCATCATAAAATCCTAATGCCTGCCCTACGCGTCCATCGAAGTCATCTTTTAGTTGTTCATCAAGGCCCCAAAAATCTACCAGGTCATGTACTACATCGCGGAGTTTTAGAATATCACCCCTCGCGTCATCCACACCCATTACGCAAATCTTTTCAATCGCGGTGTCCGCTAATACCTTTATAGCTATTCTCGCCTTAGCCGTTGTCATACAATCAGCCTCCTTATTTTTATTAGCTTTACTGTATAACATTTGATATACAATAGTCAAGAGTTTTTATAAAATATTTCTAGCTGATCAGTTCAGCCTTCTGCCCAGTGAAGTTTTCCCAGCGCTTTACGATAACATCGCAATATACCGGGTCTATCTCCATCATGTAGCAGATGCGGTTTAGTTGTTCGCAAGCTATAAGGGTTGAACCAGAACCACCGAATAAGTCCACCACAAGTCCTGCGCTGTGGTTCTTTATTGCTTTTGCAGCTAATTCAACGGGTTTTTGTGTCGGATGTAATTTATTAACGCCATCTTTGCATATCTCCCATATGGTCGTTTCGGTTGTCGGCCCTACGAAATTCAGCTTCTTACCCTTCGGTTTCCAGTATAAACAAGGCTCATGCTTTTGCTTATAGTTGGCATTCAACGCCCCGTAGCCGCCGTTCTTGACCCATATAATCAGTGAGTGAATGTCGCCTACCGCTTCAACTGCCGTGTATAGTTTGCTTGCCTTTGTATCCGCAAACCATGTATAGCATGGCCCGTTGCATATAGAAGCTATTACTGGGATAACTTCTGTGTATATATCATCCGATTCATCGTTTTTAATCATTTGGCGATTATTCTTCTCGACTTCGCCGTCTTTGAATTGCAACCCACCCGTATATTCCACGCCATACGGCGGGTCTGTGAACACCATATCCGCCTTCTTGCCGTCCATCAACCGCTCCACATCTGCCGCTACTGTCGCATCCCCGCACATGAGCCGGTGCCTGCCTAGCTGCCAGATGTCCCCGAGCTTGCTTACCGGCTCGGTAATACCCGCAGTTGCAGCATCAACATTGAAATCATCTTCCTTGACTTCGTCCGTTGTCTGCATCTTGCGGAACAGTTCATCCACCTCATCAGCATCAAAACCAGTAAGCGCCAGGTCCAGATCCGTCCGTTTTAGTTCGTCCAGGAGTTCAGCCAGGGCAGCCATGTCCCACTCTCCGCTGATTTTATTTAGAGCAATGTTTAATGCCTTCTCCTGGTCCTCATCCAAGTCCACAACACTGACCTGAACCTCAGTTTCCCCGGAGTCAATCAGGACCTGCAAGCGCTGGTGGCCACCAATAACATGACCGGTTCTCTCATTCCAGATAACCGGGTCAACATATCCAAACTCTTGGAGTGACCGTTTCAGTTTTTCATACTCGGCATCCCCTGGCTTTAATTTCTTGCGCGGGTTATAGTCTGCAGGTACCAGCTGGTCAATGTTTAGTGTGCGAATCTCCACCGTATCTCCCCCTTTATGTTGAATAGGGACCTCCGAGGTTCTCGAAGG